ACCAGAAATATACGATACTTTGACAATAGTTAGATCTGTTGTTCCAACTAGAGATATGGGATTTATCCCCGGTAAAATACATGAAAAACAGCAAGTATACGAAATGCCTTATACTGCAATTTTTCAAGAACTGTCTCTAGATGATGATCGTAGATTCTATGATAGGCTAAAAAGCGAAGGACTTGTAAACTTCATTAGTACCTCCTTTATTCGAGGACATACATTAAAGAATAGTATTATCATAGTAGATGAAATTCAAAATATGAACTTCAATGAACTATGGACTGTAATTACACGGGTTGGGAAAAATTGTAGAATTATCTTTTGTGGAGATATTAAACAAAATGATCTTTACAATCAAAGACAAGAGAGCGGATTTAAAAATTTCTTTAAGATTTTAAATAGTATGGAATCTTTCTCTACTACTGAATTTAATATTAATGATATCGTAAGAAGTGACATGGTAAAAGAATTTATTGCAACAGCAGATAAATTAAGCATATCACCTAATACCTAGTGGAGCATATATGCCAAGAGCTATAATAACAAACAGGATTTTTATAGAAACTAATCCTGAATTACAAGCTGAGCTCTTGAGGAACCTGACCTATAGTATTGATAATTATAGGACAGATCTACCACCAAGAATCATAACTACCGCTAGAGTTATTCGTGAGGGCCTTATGAGTATCCCTAGCGGTAGAATTGATCTGATACCAAAAGATTATCAGATTATCAACCAACGTGTAAAACAAGAGGTGGAATTTCCTGAGTTTAAATACACTCTACGTCCATCTCAAAAAGAAGTTTACGATTCAGTAAACTCAGATTGCTTTGTTAATGCTTGGACCTCTTGGGGTAAGACATTTACAGGGCTTGCAATAGTTGGAAAATTAAAACAAAAAACTTTGATCATCGTACATACTCTTGCATTACGAGATCAGTGGAAGGACGAGATTGTCAAGGTATACGGCTTTCAACCTTCTATTATTGGCTCTGGTATCTTTAATACCAACGCTCAGATAACTATTGCTAACATACAGAGCCTGTATAAAGCACCACCTGAGCTAATTAATCGAAGCTTTGGCACGATAGTTGTAGATGAATGTCATCACATTCCATCAAGAACTTTCTCCGCAATAATTGATGCTAGTCATGCAGCTTACAAAATAGGACTATCAGCATCAGCCAGACGTAAAGACGGTCTGCACGTGTTGTTCCCCGATTTTTTCAGTAAGACGCATTATAAACCTCCTAGAGAAAACTACATGACACCAGAAATTCATCGTATACAATTACCTATACGGTTGAGCGACGGTACGGAAACTTGGGCAGCAAAGCTCAATGAATTAGTTATGCTAGAAGAGTATCAAAGAAGTATAGCATTGATTGCAGCCAGTTATGCATCTAAAGGTCACAAGGTTCTAGTTATTGGCTCTAGAACCCATCTTTTAGAGAGATGTCACGAATTGACTCCAAACAGCGTTTGCATAATTGGTCAAACTAAAGATAGAGAAACACAGATTAACAAAATAAAATCTGGAGAAGCCAAAGTCCTGTACGGAAGTACAAATATACTTTCGGAAGGTATCTCTATCAATGAACTTAGCTGTCTTATATTGGCCACACCACTAAACAATGAGCCTCTATTAGAGCAGCTTATTGGGCGTGTTATTAGGTTACAACCAAATAAACCTAAGCCAATAGTAGTAGATCCTTTATTGATTGGCAAAACTGTTAGTAAACAGGCTCAGTTAAGAAAAGGATATTATCTACGGCAAGGTTACGAAGTCAAAGAGCTCTAAAAAATTTAACTTGACTTTTACTTAGAGGTGTGTTACTATCATGATTCTATTCGACTGGGAAAAGGTTCGTACTCAATCGAACGGTAAGATATCAGCTGTAATACAAATTATAAGTGCCATTACTTGGCCAGAAGTACTTCCAACACGACGTCAAATTATGGTAAATAAATTCTATGGAAAAGACTTTTCTGGAAATAGTTTTTTGCTAAATCCAGAAGATTTACTGAATAAAAAATACGAACTTAAGCCAAAAGATATAGTAGAATATATTATGCTAGCCTCTAAAAGATGTTATGCTGATTATCTAATAACAGCCAAAACCACTTTAGATGCAAGACTAGTACCGTATACTGTATCAGGCAATGAGCTACTCACAATTGCAAACAACGAAATATATTTCAAATATGAAGGAAATTAATAATGGCGCTGTCATTTAATCAAGTTAAAGGCGAAGCAAGCAAAGAAAAAACTCCCAGCTACAAAATGCGTGATGGTGAAAACCGTATTAGGCTTTTTGGTGGAGTGCTTGCTAGGTACATCTACTGGGTTCCTAACAAGGACGGTCAAAAGACCCCGGTTGAGTGCCTTAGCTTCAATCGAGAAACTGAAAAGTTTAATAATGGAGAAAAAGATTGGGTTAAAGAATACTTCCCCGACCTTACTCCCGAGTGGGCCTACGCAAGTCTCTGCATTGATCTGAAAGACCCTGGCACGGTAAGAATCTTCAACCATAAGAAGAAGCTTTTTACAACGATCGTGAATATGGTCGAAGAGCTTGGGGACCCCACAGACCCCACAACGGGCTGGGATATTGTTTTTAATAAAGCAAAGTCTGGTCCTAAAATTTATAATGTGGAGTACACGGTTATGCAACTTAAGTGCAAACCGAGGGCTCTCACAGAAGTTGAGCTTGGAATGTTCAGTAAACATCCAACTATCGACGAAGTTCTTCGTCGTGCCCCCGCAGAAGATATCAAGAAGTACCTTGATGAACTTCGTGCTGGCGCTCCGGCTTCTAAAGAAAGTATTGATGACGAAATTCCGAGCGAATTTAGTTAATGATTGGGAGGCGGAATTCGTTCCGCCTCCTTCTCTTATGAAAAGGTATGCATGAAAGATATATTATTTACGGCCGATTGGCATATAAAGCTAGGCGCAAAAAACATACCTATTAACTGGTCTATTAATAGATATAATCTATTTTTGGAACAGGTTAGTAAAGTTGAAGATAAAGCAGGACTACATATTGTAGGCGGAGATATATTTGATAGACTTCCATCACTGGCAGAACTTTCAATATATTTTAAGTTTGTAGGCTCCTGTAAAATACCTACAATTATTTATGATGGAAATCACGAAGCTACTAAGAAAAATGAAACCTTCTTTGATTCCCTAGTACAAGTAACAGCATCTTTAAATCCCTTAGTAAGTGTTGTTACTAAAACTATTGAGTATGAAGATCTTACTATACTGCCCTATGCTGATCTACATAAAAAAGACAGCATAGAAAAGTGTAATAAAGATAAGCCTCTTTTTACACATGTTAGAGGAGAAATTCCCCCACATGTTAAACCTGAAGTTGATCTAGATAGATTTAATGATTTTCCAGTAGTATTTGCAGGTGACTTACATAGCCACTCTAATACGCAAAGAAACATTGTATACCCAGGAAGTCCTATGACCACTAGTTTTCATAGGTCACTTGTAGAAACTGGATATATACTTATAGAAAATGATTTTTCGGATTGGAAGTGGGAACCTTTTAAACTTCCTCAGCTTATAAGAAAAACAGTAAGTTCTCCGGATGAGATGGTCCCAACAGATTTTCATCATACTATTTATGAGCTAGAAGGAGACTTGCAACAGCTTAGCACAGTTGCAAACTCAGATCTTCTTGACAAGAAAATAGTAAAACGAGATACAGAAGTAACCCTAAACTTAAAAGACAAAAGCCTTGCCGAAGAGCTGGCACTTTATCTAGAAGAAGTTTTACAGCTTCCGGAAGATACAAAAGAAGGCGTATTGGAGGTATTTAATGCTCACTATAAAGGAAATTAGTTGGGGAAACTGCTTCAGTTATGGGGACAAGAATAGCATTAAGCTAGATGAAAATAATATAACTCAACTTATTGGGGAGAATGGCTCTGGAAAATCCTCTATAGCACTTATTATTCAAGAGGCTCTTTTCAATAAAAACTCTAAAGGTATTAAAAAAGCAGATATACCTAATCGACTTTTATCTGATAAATATTGGATAAAACTTAGCTTTACTTATAATGCTAAAGAGTATGAAATTAACTTAGACCGCAAGTCTACTTTAAAAGTTAAACTTATTGAGGATGGAGAAGATATAAGTTCTCATACTGCAACCGATACTTTTAAAACAATAGAAAAAATACTAGGTATTGATTTTAAAATATTTGTCCAGCTTATGTATCAGAGCACAACGGATGGTCTTTCATTCTTAACAGCCACAGACACTAACAGAAAAAAGTTTCTGATAGATCTTTTTGGTTTAAACGAATACGAAGAGTATCATGAGCTGTTTAAGTCTCTTGTGCAAAGTACAGGGCAAAAGCTTAATCAAACTACTGGTTCTATTGATGCCATCACGAATTGGATTCGTAAAAATGAAAATCAAGCAGATTTTCTTACTCCAGTTGAACTACCGGATCCTCCTTCAGAAAGCGCAGAACTTTGGACGTTAAAAGATAAGGCTAGTAGGATTAAAGAAATTAATCGCAAGATTAATGATAATAACAAGCTGAGAGAACTGCTTGAAAAAATTACTTGGGATGAAGAAGTTATAAAGCTTCAAAAGCAAGATCCGGCACAACAGAATGCTCGCGTTGGAGAAATAAACGCAGAGCTTAAAGCGCTTGGAACTATGGTTGCTAAGATAGAGTCTCTTGGCGATAAGTGCCCAACTTGTGAACAAGAAATTAATAAAGACTTGCAATCTTCTCTAGTGCAAGAAGCTAAAGAGAAAGCTGTAGCTCTTAAACTTGAAAGAACAAGCGTACAAGATATAATTCAAGAAATTACTGATCTTAATAAACGTATTTCAGATAACAAAGCAAAAAAACAAGAATGGGAAGCTATATACACTAAAGTAGATAGATCCTTGTCTAAGAATATAGAAGATATAAACGATATATTAGACACC